CCTCGTATCCTACTTTATCTTATTCTTTTTCCTTTTCAATCTCTTGCATTACTTTGTATATTTCTACTGCTGCTTCTATTGCATCTTCAAATGTTTCTGCGTCACCTACAAGGTCTACAAGATACTCGTGCTCTGGAGCAAAGTCGATAGGAGTAAATGCACCTGACTTGAAGTGAAGATTGATCTTGTCAACTAGATTGATCTCATCTTGATCATCAGGAATCATAAAGAAATCCATAGCATCTAGTTCTCTGTATCCTCTATAAAATGTTTTTGGAAGACCACCATACTTTCTCTTCATCAACTTCTCAATACGTGCATCTTCTGTTACGTTGATGATTGACTTAGGGCAAGGTAAATCATCCCATTGTCTATTAGGTGTGAACAGTGCGTGTCCTACTTCGTGTGCTACTAGAAGATCATATACCTCTTCGGTTGCTTTTTCCCAGTTAGGTAATGTAAGAACTCTGCGAGCAACATCAAAGGATGCAGTTTCACAGGTCTTGTGCTCAACAACAAGGTCTTCTGTTGCAAGTAGTTTTGCAAGTGTTCCTTTTACTCCAGTGTTAACAGTCATTTTAATTTGTTTCGTTACACATATATTAAACGTTCTTTGACTGTTTGGAAACACTTAGTAGACGGTTTATCAACTGTCTACATCTTTTTCTTGCTGCTCTTAGTTTCTGAGGTTTCAATGTCCTCTTTTGTTTTTTCTTCGAGTGATGTTGCCAGTTCGGGAGTTGCATTGTCCTTTTCCAGTTTGTTTATCAGTTTGTCCAACCACTCGCTGTTATTTGTAAACCTTTCAATCATAGACTAACATAGATGGAAATCTTTCTAATCTATCTAGGTGAGTTAAAGATAACATAAACGAAACGCTCCATCTTTCTTCATCTGAATAATTATATGTTACCTCGTGGTCCAAGAACCCTGGCCAGATCAGGATGTCTTTCTCTGTAGGTATGTGAAGATGGGTGGAACAATGATATGGTTGGTGTATCATCATTGCTTCTACTGTAGGTGATGGATTATAAAATTGTATGTTACCTGAGTCTGCATCTGGAACTGTCACATAGTATGTACCTGCCATATCACAACAAGCGTGGTTGTGTCTGGTTTGATATGATCCTGGTGGATTTATATTAACCCAAGCGTGGGTACATTGTAGTTTATCATCATACTTTGATATTGCTTCATTAAGATATGCACCAAACTCAGGATACTCTAAGTGAATACGATTGTCTGATCTTATTGTAGAATATCCAGTTCCATTGAAAGCATTATCTGGCACACAAAATTCATCCCTTCTACTATGTAGATGTTTCTGGAACTGATGGTGCATTTTAAACTCATCATTTCCTCTGTAGTAGGGGGTGTCAAACATTATGGTCTAAATTCATCCTTTGGTAAATAAACCTCAACATATGATCCACATTTAGGACAAGAAAGATTACTGACTATAGAAATTTCATCATTACAATAATCTTCTCCAGTAAAGTCTCCTCCCCAGATTAATTGTACATCTGGTCCGCAGTGCCAACAGTTCATTCGATCTCCTCACATTTAGAAAAATTATTTACCTTATCAAATTTAATTGTTTTTTCAAATTTGTCAAGTAAGACTTCACCTTTATGGGAGATAATAAAAGTATTAGCATCTCCAAATCCCTTTAGTATCTTTAATAATTCTTCTGTAGCATAGTTGTCAAGAGAACTATCAAAGACCTCATCTAAGATAAGTAAGTTTGTAGCAATAGAGTTTTTCATTTTAGCAACGTGTCTCCAAGTAAAGAGAAGTGATAAATCAATCTTTTGTTTCTCTCCTTCTGAGAAAGAAGCATAAGAAAACTTATCTCTGTAACGTGATTTTATAACTTCATTAAACTCCTCATCAAGAGTAAAGTTAATATAGGTGTCCATATTAGATAGGAACTTATTAATGTTTTGATTGATGACAGGTATATACTTTGCAATAATTTTAGACTTGATACCACCATCTTTTAATAAACTACTTACAAGTTTGTAGTCACTTGATAGTCTTGACACTTCTGCACAGGCATCTTCTTTAACATCAAACTCTGCTTGTCTTTGCATAAGAGTTTGTTTCTCTGTAGCAATATTAGGTTTGTCGTGTAAGTTTTTAATCTCTCCTAGTATTCTAGTATTGGTCTTTACAAACCTATCTTGTTTATCTAATAGATGATGTATCTCTCTTTGCATATCTGCATACTTATCTGCTGCTTCTGTAAATGCAACCATCTTAGATCTTACTTTTGCAATCTCTAACTTAAGTTGATCACGTGCTTTGTCTAACTCGTTACCTTTATTTGCTAGACTATTCACTTTTACATTCCTGAGTGACTCATTAATATCTTGAGTACAAGTAGGGCAAGTAGAATGTTCATTAAAGAATTGTATATCCTTTTCTATTCTTTCAATCTTAGTATCTAATTTAGTTTCAATAGTTTTTGCTGATTCCCATTTAGATTCAAGAGCATTTATATGACTTTTAAAATCACCTAGTTCTATCATAGATTTTTGTAAAAAATCCATCTTAGTTTTTATTGCCATCATACCATCTTCGTTCTCTTTAAACTGTTCTTCTAATACTTGTATCCTTTCATCGTTAGCACCTGTTAATGCTGCTAGAGTTCTCTTCTGTGCAGTAACTCTTTCTTCTGCTATCTGTAACTCGTATTCACAATCTCTAAGAGATTCATTGTTATCTCTAACACGTTCTTTTAATAACAGATTCATATTAGAAAAGATTTGTATGTCTAATAAATCTTCAATAACCTCTCTTCTATGTGATGCTGTAAGTTGCATAAAGGGAACAAATGTACTACTCCCCAGTATAACCACTTGTGTAAATGATTTGTAATTAAGTTTAAGAACAGATTGTTCTAGATATTTTTGATAATCTCTACTAGCAGCGTCTTGATCTAACAATGCACCGTTACGATATATCTCAAAGATAGCAGGTTTCATACCACGAACTACCTTATAATTAACTGTGCCTACTGAAAATTCTATCTCTACTACGCAATCTTTATCATTAATTGAATTAACTAAAAGACCTTTACTAACTTTACGAAAGGGTCTATTAAATAATCCATAGGTTAAAGCATCAAGCATTGTAGATTTGCCCGTGCCATTACCTCCTATCACTAGAGTTGACCTAGTGTCGCATAAATTAAATTCTGTAAATTGATTGCCTGTAGATAATAAATTCTTCCAACGAAGTTTTTCAAATACAATCATAAAATTAAATCAGGAGGAGGGGTAACAAGATCGTTAGGAGTAATTATACAATACATATAACCGTGATTCACACAGTTTGCCTTAATTTGCTCTTCTTCTAATTCTAGAATTTGCAAAGGACGTTGATAATCTAATGCCTCTAATTGTCCATAATAGCGTAAAGCATCGTCTTTGTCAACAAAAATTTGCACAACCTTTTCATCTTTCTCATCATCTGTGACAGCGTAGACTCCTCCAGTTGCTTTATCAGTTAGAACATACATCAAACGTTGAGTGCTTCTAGGTAAAGTGACTTAACTATTTTAACAATATTTTTCTTATCTATGTGATCTTCTAATTCATTGACATAGTTTTCTAAGATGGTCATTGTATCTTCTAGTTTGATAGACTCATCTATTTCTGCTGCCTCAAGAGTAAGATCTTCAATAATTTTTAGGTCTGCTACACCAACGTCTTGTAAATGTTTTACATAGCGATCAAATAATTTTTGATTATCTTTCTGTTGAACTACAAGTTTTACATAACTTCCTACCAATTCTTTATGATCTGGAAGTGTTTCATAATCGTTATTAGTATCATCATAAAATATTTTTTCAAAAATGTTAAACGGATTTTGAATAAATGTTAATCTTAAGTCATCAGTATTTAGGGTATGGAAACCCCTAATTGCACCGTAATCATTCCAGTAAAGTTGATACGGATTACCGAGATACATTATATTATCTTGTCTTGATCTGTGATGGAAGTGACCTGTGCAAGTTAATTTAAACTTAGAAAACCTCTCAGGATCTTCACCGTGTTCCATACGAACCCCAGGAAGTGCTTCAAACCCTGATAGTTCTAGATGTCCCATACAAGCAGTAGCATCTGTATCTTCTATTGCTTGGTAAATATCATTTTTATTATCATCACAAATCCAAGGAAGCATTAAAAATTTTCTATCATCTAATACTATTTCTGTTGGTTTGTTTATTACCTGTAGGTTATCATATTCTTTAAGTAGATGATCACAAGCGTTTACTCTCAAAGTATTTTTAAAGTATATGTCGTGATTACCAATTAACATATACATCTTGATACCTCTATCTTGTAAAGGTTTAAACCACATTTCTCTAGTTGCATCTAATGAAAGATAGTTTATACTCTTACGTTTATCAAACGTATCTCCTAAACAAAATACAGTATCTATATTATTCCTATCAATATAAGGAAATACTATCTGTTCATAGAACTGTTTAAATTTGCCCAAGAATATTGGGTTGTCATTTCTTGCACCAAAGTGCTGATCTGTAATAAGAAGAATCTTCATTTAATAAAGTTATGCTTAGATGTACTACTCTTTGTTCTGTTATGAATAACAATAAACTTATCTGCTGCCCAAGTTCCTGCAAGACAAACATCAATCTCATCACCATCTTCCCAGTTGATGTCACCATTTTTTTTAGTATGAAGCATTGCTTCTTGTATCTGGTCAATAATTTCTTGAGTAAGTTTCATTTTAATCTGATGTTATAGGAAACAGAAATCCTGTCTCCATCTGAATTGTTCTCGGAAACATAATGCCACAGATGACCTGGCATCATATAAAATCTACCCTCTTCACACTCGCATTTAAAAGTGCTATTGAGTTTACCTATTTTATTATACACCGAACCATCGTTTCGCACAACCTCTAATGTTCCTGTCTCTTTTCCAGTTTGTACATAGAAGTTGCCAACGAGTTCACACGTTCCGTGAGTATGAATTATGTTGTGACCGTATGGAGGATTTACATTTACCCAGTAGGAACATTCATCTACTAGCATATCATAACTCATCATCTTACAAAAGTAATTTGCAAATTCAACAACTTGTTCTTTTAATCTTGTAAGTTCATCGAAAGGTAGATCATATACCCAGTTGGATTGAAAACTATTTCTTCCTGACCTAGTACAACTATGTGTTAAATTAGTTTTTAACTGATATATTTCTTCCTTAAGTTTATCTAAGGATACATCTATCTTTGATGACATCATAAAATCAGAAAAGATTATATCATAATGTAAATCATTTGGTATCATTGGTACCTGTTATTCATTTCAATACGATTTTTAATATTGTTTAATGTAGCAGGATCTACATCACCATCAGTATGAAAGATTTGATCAAAACCAGACTTCTCTATAATTTTTTCTCTGATTGATTGTTGTCTTTTCTCTTTTGCAATCCTTCTCAAAAAAGCAAAGTAAACTATTTGTGTAAAGTATGCAAATGGATTCTTAGATTTATTTGGATCGAAGTTATCAATATATTGAACACAGTTCTCTATACCATCTGAAACCATATCTTCTTTGTACATATAGTTTATGAAGTTTGGTCTATACGAAAGGTGCGTCGCGATTTTTAAAAAGCAATCTCCTACATACTCTGGTATCCTTGGTTTAGGTTTATCCTGAGATGCTGCACGCTTTACCCTTTCTTTATGATTGATAAGTGCTTCTAAAAATTTTTTATTGTCAACATAGTGCTGACTCTTTGCTCTTTTTCTTGGCATACTGCCTTGTGAGGTTGTACTTATATTAACATATAATCACAAATAATGCCAGGGGGTTGACAAGGTTTAGAAATATATGTACAATTAACACTGTAAGGGTTCAAGGGATGGTTATAACTACTCTAAAGGTTTATTAAAGAGATCTTCAAACTTCTGTCTATTATCTTCTACAGTTCCTAAGAATCCTTGACTAGGATTTGGGGGTAGTTCATTCTGTTCTTTTAAATCTGCTAGGGTTTTGTGTTGAAACTCTTGGCGAACAAACATCTTATACATCATCGTCGCCTCGACCGACTGCGGGGCAAGTGAAATAATTTGATTATCAGGAACTATAAAAAATTCTTCATCAGAAAAATACATCCACCTTTTTAGACCAACCATCTCAGTTCTCTTGCCATCTGCTGAATTAATTGATCCGTGATGTACTTTAGCAGGATCAACAATGAATACAACATCTGTACCATCTGTGTCTTTTACAACTGTAAACTTACCAATAACCTCATCTCCATTAGTAAGTTTAGCAACTCCTAAAAATTCTTCTTCGTGTTTTACGTAGTTTAGTGACATTGTTTTACTTCCTGAGATTAATTTCTGTTATTGAGTAATCAAATTTTTCATCATTGTATGTTTTAATCCTAAAAACCATATGGTTCAAAGTCATATTTCGGTTATACTCATTACTAATATCATCAGCAAAGTCATACAGATAGGCACGTGCTTTGGAATCGTGTTTCCTAAGTGTCCTTCCTATAGATTGAAGGTTTCTAATTCTAGACTTGGATGGTGAAGCAAAGATTACATTATGTAGGTTCTTAATATTAATACCCGTACTGAATGTACCGTACGATGCAAGAATGATAGCATTGCTAGTCACCTCACATATCTCTCTCACCATTTCCCGTTCAGAAGTGTCAGTTCCTCCGTGGATATAAAAGAGTTTTTTATTTCCCTTTTTACTATTTAGCATATCTCTAAGAACGTCTCCGTGTCTTTCAATGTAATTAAACAGCACAAGGGTATTACCAGATAGATCTGACGCTAGGTTTACTATGATCTTATTTCGTTTTTGATGTGTAATTATATACTCTATCTCTTCCTGATAGTTTTCAAACTCAATATATTCGTGCTTACATACTAATACATTTATTTTTAAATCTGATAAGTATCCTTTCTTCTGTAACTCATCAGTTCTAATTACTTTTTCTACTGGACCAAACAATCCTTCTAGTTGTAATTGATGACACTGCATACCATCAAGAGTACCTGTAAGACCAATACGATACTTACAAGAGTGCA